TTTATTATATAAACCTTTATATTTATAATTCAAATATAATGATGTTTAAAGAGAAGTCATCTAAAAAAAAAATAACGACAGATATAAATGAAACAGTTACATTGGATGCAATGCATAATAATATGATAAAGGATTTTGAAAGGAGCGATAAGGAAAAAATATATTATACTAAAAAATTAAATTTTTGCGAAGAAAAGAAAAGCGAGATATTAAGGCAAATTAATAGTACAACTAATAAAGAAATTAATAGTGAATTATGGTTTAGTAATATAGATTTAAATGAAGAAATTATAGATATTAAAGGAAAATTAAATGAACTTAATAATTTAGATGAAATAGAATATTATAAACATACAAGTGATATATTATTTCAATATTATGATACTGTAAATAAACAATCGGATATTAACCAAAATATTAATTTTATTAAGGAAACATGTAATAAACCAAAAACATATAAAAAAGATTCCAAAAAAAAACGTAATAATAATATTAATTATAATACTAAAAATGTCTTAGAGGCTCTCAATAATATAGATAGTAAAAATACATTGATAGAAAATAAATCTATTATTAGCGATAAATGCGAAATTAATGAGAACGAAAAAAGCGATAGTGACAAAGATAATAATAGCAAAATATGCGATAAAAGTACGTTAGTTGATAAATATATGGCTATAATTAATAATAGATATGTAAGAACTGTTGAAGAGGAAAATATAGAAATATGTAAAATATGTAAAAATAATATGACATGTCTTCAGTATGATGCTATAATAGTGTGTAATATATGCGGATATCAAGAATTATTATTAGTAGAACAAAATAGACCAATATTAAAACAGAATACTAAGGATACATCACATTTTTGCTATAAGAGAATTAATCATTTTAGAGAATGGTGTAATCAGGTTCAGGGAAAAGAAAGTACTGATATACCAGATGATATATTCGAAAAAATTTTAACGGAAATTAAGAAAGAAAAAATTACAGATTTGAAAAAAATAACTTACTTAAAAATGAGGGATATTCTTAAAAGATTAAGAATTAATAAATATTATGAACATATTAATTATATTATAAATAGAATTAATGGAATACCTACACCACAATTTAGTCCCGAATTAGAAGATAAACTGTGTAATATGTTTAGAAGTATTCAAGCGCCATTTCTTAAACATTGTCCAAAAGATAGAAAGAATTTCTTATCATATAGTTATGTACTTTATAAATTCTTTCAAATACTCGGATTAAACGAATATCTCAAATATTTTCCTTTATTAAAAAGTAGAGAAAAACTTTATATTCAAGACCAAATATGGAAAAAAATATGTATTGATTTGAATTATGAAATTATACCATCACTTTAATATAGTAGTATATTATAATTCTTAATATAATATCTTTGTATTCTGTCGGCTACTCGCTCTACTTACTCTACTTATGCTTTATTTTCTATAGATAAAACCAGATTATTTCAAAAAATCTTTATACCCTTGAAGATTTAAAATGGTACAAATTATATTAATATTTTACATTTTTACCTTTTATTACAAATAAAGGTTCTGTGTTTTTTCTACAAGGTAAAAAATATTCTATATTTTTATTTATTTCTTCAAAATATAAAATACCTTTATAATCGTTAAGATTTGGTTCTTCTTGTTTTATATATTTATCAAAAATTTGTTTTAATTCTGTAATAAAGTGGCATAATTTTTCGTTGTACAAATTTATAGTTGTGTTATTTGTAGATTGAAAATTTTTTAATTTGTTAATAATTTGCAAAACAATTTCAAGTCTTTCAATTTTATTGTAAAACATTTATATATATACTATATTATTTAAATTTTAATTAGTTTTGCATCATTTTAAATCTTCAAGGCATTAAAATCAAAAAGTAATATCTTGGCTTCTCCTAGAATCCCTTAAAGGGTCGCTCGTGCTGAAGGCATGCCTTAAGAGGCTTCACTATAGCCTCCAAGAATCCAAACCAAAAAATCTTAAAAATCCTATTTTGAATTTTGAGTACATAACTTTTTATTTTCTAATATTTCAAAACTTTTCTAGAAATTTTTAAATAAATTAAGTTATGTACTCAAAATTCTAAAATCAAAAAAAGTAAATATCTTGGCTTCTCCTAGAATCCCTTAAAGGGTCGCTCGTGCTGAAGGCATGCCTTATGAGGCTTCTAGATATATTATTATTTTCTAAAAATTATAAAAAGTATTATAGATATAAAAATGATACATTTTACTTATAAAAAATTATAATATGCCCGCAAAGCATATAACATACGAAGAACTCTTTATAATTAATCAAGCAATTCTCTTATCATTTGTTATATTATATTCATTATGTATAATAATATTTTATATTCCAATGGAAATAACTTTGTAATAATTCAATAAAAAAGAAATTATATAACTTATAACAACATAAAATCATTAGAATTATTTAATCCTATTTTGTTACCATTTTGATAAATAGAAAACCTATTTGATAATAAATCTAATAGATATAATATTAGAACTATTAATATAGTTAGAGTTAGTAATTTTGCGACATCAAAACGATTATTTTGTATTAATAATGCTATAAAAGCAATTATAAGACCTTGTATAAAATATTTTATAAAACTATATAATAATATGTTAGAATCATCGTATTTTTTAACTGACATTTATTATTATAAAATATTTTAAAATAAATATATATAAGATTTTAAATATATATTTATAATATAAGGTAAGAATATAACAATGTCGGCAGTAGATAATACGTTGGTATCTACAAAAGAAGTTGATTATTTGGATGAAGATAAACCTATTAGAGGTCAAAATTTTGTTCTGCTATCTTTTATTAGCCCCGAGGATGTTATCGTAAACAAGGAAGCCTATATTTTTAATAAATTTATACACAAATTTTCCGATGATATGAAAAAACTCCTCGATGGTATCAAAGAGAAAAATCCTGAACAAAAAGATATGATAAATACAATTGTTGAAAATCATTCATATATATTTGAACCAAAAGAGATGAATGAACAATATGCTTTTTATAAATCTGTAAATAATGATGAATTGGAATCAAATTATCACAAAGATAACAATTTTATAACATCTATGCGTGGAATTAAAGTACGTGGAACTTTTGATACTATCGAGGAAGCAAAAACGCGTAGTGAATTTTTGAAAAAAATAGATAATAAGTTTAATATTTATATTGCACAAGTTGGATGTTGGTGTCCTTGGTCGCCTAATCCAGAATGTCTTGATAATCAAGAATATTCTGAAACGCAACTGAATACGCTAATGAAAGAATATAAGAACAATATGGATAATCGCGATATTGTTTTTGAGAATAGAAAGCAAACATTTGCTTCAAACGCTGCACCTGTTGGTGATAACGTCGGTGATAACGTCGAGGCAAGTAATGAGAATGATGATATTGTAAAATTGGAGGAAGTTAAAGAGGAGCTTGAGAAGGTTGATGTATGGAGTGAAAGAAATACATAAAAATAAACTATATTATAATATTAAGAAATGAAAGCAATTGCAATATTTTTACTTTTTATAGGTACTATATTAATAGTTCAAGGATATTACAGTAAGAAAAATACTTGTGATAAGGAAAAAATAATTGTTAAATATATACCAAGAAGTACATACGAAGAACAAATGAAACCAGATGAGAGTCTTCAAACGTTTTACAAGGGAATGTTTGAAGATATTATATTACCTTAATTATTTTTATCCTCAATATAATTAAATGGATATATTAAGAAATATTGAAAAAAAAATATTAAATATTGCTAATAATAATACAAATGATGTTAATAGTTTAAAAAAAGATATTAAAGAATATCTTGATAATTTTGATAAACAACAAGATATAAATAATCAAAAGAAGAATAAATATGAAGAACTATATGAAAATAAAAGAATGTTAGCACATATAAGTTACGAAAACTACTTATCTATAAAAGAAGATTTAATGAAAGAAATTAAAAAAGATAAAACTAAAGGGGCTATACGCAAATATCTAGAATATAAATATGAAGCATCAGATATTCCAGAAATTTATACATATCAAAAAATATCTCTTAAAAATGATATTGTCGATAAAATTGTAAAACCAACGCCTTCGAAAGAACCTAAAAAACTTATACCAACGCCTTCGAAAGAACCTAAAAAACTTATACCAAAACCTTCGAAAGAACCTAAAAAATTACCTAAACTTCAAAAAGATACTAAAGCATGTAAAGACGATGAAGAAATTAATCCTAAAACAGGAAAATGTGTTAAAAAATGTAAAGAAGATGAAATAAGAAATTTAGAAACAGGAAGATGTAATAAAATTAAACCACCTAAAGCACTTAAACCACCTAAAGCACTTAAACCACCTAAAATACCTACTATTAAGAAGTAATATACAATGCATCACCCCATCCTTTATCTGTCATAATTGTTATAATACGCCTAAAATTATAGCCTCCTAAAAATTCATCTAATTCTTTTATGCTAGCACAATTTTTATATAATTCTATTTCGTGTATTTTACAATATATTATATTTACATATTTCAAATAATTTATAGCACCTTTTAGCGCTAATAGTTCAGCACCTTGAATAGCAATATTTAAGAAATTATATTCTTCCCTATTTATATTATGTAAATGTAAAAAAGTATCAATTGTAATACTTTTAGATTTTATTTCATTTATATATGATATCTTTGGATAAACTTCTTTATGAATATACATATCTAAAATAGACGAAGATGATGTATCATTTGCTCTATATAATATTATATCACAATCATCCTTATCTAATATTATATAATTATATATTTTGTTATCTTTTGACAAAGAAACTAAATCGCTATTTCCTTCTATCCATATTATATCATTATGAGATAATCCTAGTTTAATATATATTGGCAATTCTTCGCATTTATGAGCACCTATATGAATACACTTCCTTATTTTTATATTATTAGTTGTAAGCAATTCAATTAAATAATTAGGATTTAGCAACATTATAATATATATAATATAATTATGTTGCGTAATTATATTCAATATCTAAATATAATATAATATTAGATTATTACGGTATAATGACTAATAGTAGCGAACATAATGATATAAATGATCCTATCGTACAAGATGTTCTAAATGAGTTCAGAGATGAAATATTAATATCTAAAAATAATAAAGAAATGAATGTAAATTTACAGCCACCTATAATACATGAGATGCCAAGTATAGGAATACCTAATTCACCCAATAACCCATCATATTCTAATCAATCTCATCAATCTAATCAATCTCATCAATCTAATCAATCTCATCAATCTAATCAACAAACTTATAATCAATCTCCGAATCAATATTATCCTTCTCAGTCACAATCGTCATATCCACCAAATCCGTCGCAAAATCCATATTCACAACATTTTAATCAACATAATAAAAACGATTATATGTTATATATAGATGTCGAATTGATTAAAAAGAATCTAATAATAGTCATTATAGTATTCTTAATTTATTTTAGTGGAATAATAAATAATATATATGATAAAATACCCGAATATTTACAAGAAAATATTTTACCACTTGATATATATATAAAAACATTATCATTATATATGATACTATATATCATATCATACATAGGATATATATAATTTAATAATTATATGAATTTTGAACATTTTGAACATTTGATGCTCCTTTTGACGGAGAAACTACAAAATATTTGTACGTAAAATAAACACCTATGAAAAAAGTCAAAAATATAGAAAATATGGTAGTTCCAAATATTATACTATAACTTGTAGAATCATATATTTGTTTATTCATAACAACTATTGAAATTATCATTACATTATATATAATTATTATTAAAGAATAAATTGCTATAAATATATTAGTATTTGTATTATATCCCCATAGTAATGATAATATAGTTATAATACTAGCAATCGAATAACCAAATATTATAAACACATTTTTTACAATATCATCGTTTTCACTTTGTGAAACAAATGCTTCTATCATTTTTATTTATATCTAATAATTATTAAGATTATTTATTACAAATTTTATAAAATTTTTTAACATCTATATTAGTTCTAAAAGAATCTTTATCAATATCAATAATTTTAATAGAACTCAATTTTTTAGCACGCGACAATGCGGTATATGATTGACCGCAAGTAAATATATTAGAACCCAAATCTAATTCTAATGCGTCTATCGTCATACCTTGAGATTTATGTATTGAAAGGGCGTAGCATATTCTAATAGGCATATGTATTATATAAGAACTTTTAGAAGATATAACATTATTAAATGTATCAGTAAAATATTTGATTTTATGAATATTTCCCTTAACATCATTAATAATAACAAAATCTTCTCCAAGATGTTTAATAATACCTCGTGTCCCATTAACAAGAGAATCTTCAACATTTATATTTCTAATTACAATAATCTGTGCATTTAATGTTAATTCTATTGTGAATTTTTCACCTTCTTTCTCTTTATCACAACTCGTTACGGCTCTATAAGTTTTAGAGATATTTCCCTCTGCTTTCAATTTTTCTATTTCAATATTATTTATTTTATCAACATTGACATTTATTGGATATAATTTTGTTGGAATAATACCATTCTCAAACTCAGTATCTTTCAATTTATTTAAGACCTTAATAATATTATCCGTACATTTACCTTTTCTAAGAATTTTTAACATTTGCTGAAATAGTAAATCTTCATTATGTCTTATTAATTTTTCCAATAATACTATTTTAATATTCATCTTATTCCATATATCAGCCAAGAAGCAATATTTACCATTTACAGGTGCAAGTTGACAAAAGTCTCCTACTAGAATTAACTGAATATTACCAAAAAATTTATCATTGGACTTTATAATACTTAATATAATAGATATCTTTTCAAACAATTCTTTATCAATCATCGAAATCTCATCAATAATTAATACATCCAAATTTAATATACTCTCATATTTTTTCTTATTCTTCAATATATTATTCAATATTTCTTTTACACTACCAGTTCCTAATCCAAGTCCTAAAAATGAATGTAATGTTTGTCCTCCAATAATAACAGCAGCCGTTCCTGTAGAAGCCGTAATAGCATATTTCTTATTCGCATTATTCAAATACTCTATAATATATTTAATCGTATATGATTTTCCTGTTCCTGCCGAACCTGTCAATAATATACTATGACCATCCATAACACATTTTAAAGCATTATTTTGCTCTTCATTTAAAAGATTCATTATAAAAATGAGATATTTTATGTCAATATCATTTTTTATTATAATCAAAAAATAAATATATCGCAATATTTAACTATAAACAATTATAATATATATTATCATAATGGCAAGGAATCTATTATTTTTTTTATACCTTTATTTTTTTTATTATAATTTGATATAAATATATTATTCTTATTCTGTAGTCTTTTTATAATATCATTGTGATATCGTTCTTCTATTGTTGGTGTAAAATTATAATACCATTTCTTTAATATTTCTATATCTATTATTTTATTTGGATTGCAATTATATTCCTTATACATATACAGGATAGCCCTAGATATAAAACCTCGCGAATCATTATTTGGTACAAATATTTTTTCTTTGTGATTAACGTAATTATTACATTCTAGTTCTACCCAGTGTTTATTTTTAATATCATAATCTTCGTGAAATTTATAATTAGATCTATTGGCATTAAGTGTATTAATAGTCTTGATAATATTATGCATATCATTAGACTGTTTAATATTTAATAAACATTGTGGATATATGTGTTCGGCTGAAACAAACTGTTTATTATAATTACAATTTGCTACTGTATTAGTTAAACTTTTCTTCAAATATTTATTAGTATAAATCATTGGCATTTTAGGATCATTTAATATAGTATCTTTAATAATATTTGTATACTGCATTTTAGCAAAAGTTTTAACACAACTAATTTGTAACAATAATAGCAAGATTATTAATAACATAAACCACTTACTATTAAGAGAGATTATCAATTTTTTCTATATTAGGATACAATATCTTGAAAAATATATACATATTATAATGTATATTATAATTAACATCGGGCTTAAATATATTAAGAAGATTCTTAGATTCAAAATCTCCATGTATCCAATAATGAACCATAATAGGATTTGATGTATATTTTCCAGTTCTAACAGAAGTCCAATCTTTAACTGCTGTAGGAATATTTTCTAATTTTAAATCATTTATAGGATATATCAATTCTCTGTCTTCTATTATGAAAATATCATTTTCTTTCATATTTTTATCATAATCATTTATATTCGTCAATATATAAGATCCTCCAAATATATCAAATTTGCTAAATAAATCATACCCATGTCTATTTATATATTCAGGAATATTACGTAACAATTTATGTAAAAATATATTATTTTTATTAGCGGCAAAGAAAGCATTACATATATATCTATCGCTATTATATATTAACTTAGTTTGTTCAACAGGTTCATAACTAATGTAAAAAGTATTACGTTTCATATCTAGCAATTCAGCAAAATCACGTAAAACCAATATATCCAAATCTATATATATACCACCGTGATGATATATAAGTAAAATCCTCGCTATATCTCCTCGTTGTACACCTGTACGTGCCGAATTATATATTTTATAAAAATTAGGATATTCCTCATTTATTAATTTCAATATCATCTTGTCAGTCCATAAAATTATTTCATATCCTAATGATTTCAATAGTTTTGCATTTTCATTACGTATGTAATTAATTATAGGCGGAACAGGGTCATCATTCCATGTTTGATGTATTATTTTAGGTATCATATTATATAATTAATAATAATAATATCTTTATATATTACGTAATCAAAATTATACAGATAAATTCATAAGAAGATTATCTAAGATATAATCCCATACAATTATTCCATTAACTAATTTAATATTAGAAAAATCAAATGATGGTATATAAATAGACATAAAATTATAATTCCCAAAAATATTAAGAGTCCACATAAACTTAAAAATTATTGTATATAAATACATATTTTTAGTATCATCATAAGATTTATATTGTAATAGCGTATCTCTATAAAAATATACAGGCAATATATGAAAAACAACATTACATATCATATATTCAGTTTGTAATAATCGTTTATCAGAAATATTTTTGATTATTTTATTAAGAACAAATGGTGTATTATCTATAGTTTGAAATAATATTCGGCTATCATAGAGCAAAAAACTATGAAATATTATAAATATATTTAAAGAATTATTGGCAATAAACTTAGATATTAAAAGATTATTAATATCAGCGTAATTAATCAATAAGTAATTTAATAATATTAAATAGATATTCCAATTTGTATATTGATTTATTTTTCTTCGCAATACATCAAATTTGATAGTATTTGTATATTTTTTACTAATCATCATACATATAAATATTATATATAGAAATAATTCAAATTGATTACAGTCTTTATTATATACCACCAATTCATTCATTGTATTTATAATATAGATAATATATATTTATCTTATATAATATATTTTATCTTATATAATATTTATTCTAATGGAGAAGAAGTAATAGTCATACCACAATATTCTTCGTTT